TTCGACACTCAACAGATCCAACTCGGCGGAGAAATGCTCCACAGTCAGACTCTGCTCAATCAACGCGACGTCTTCGAAAGCCGTCTTCACTCTGAAGAGGAAGCACACACGGGAACGATGACCATTCTTGGTGACGTCTTACGCGATCATCCAGAACTGGCCAGCGATTACGAGGAACGCATTCGCGATCACTTCATCAACAACGTTTACTTACGTTCAGAACTCATGCAACAACATATCGGACCGATCGAGGAAGAACTCGGATCAGACTCAGATACAGACTCTCAGGCAACGGAACCAGAAGAGTTTTAATTTTTTTTTCATATACATTCATTCATACATTCGACCTCAGTCGTTTCACTCCTTCACTCTCACTACTTCATTTTTTATTTACTAAAAGGACTAATATGCTTAGGGGGCCTATTCACACCAAAGAAACCATGGAAACCATCGGACTCAACAGGAACACCAACAGAACCAAGAGGAGGTGCAACTGCACCACCAGTATCTACAACTACTTCAACAACAGGAGGCGGAACCGGAACAACAGTACGTGGAACAGGAGGATCTGAAACAGGACCATCATGTGGCGGTGGCTCACGATCAACATAACCTGTTGTCGGAGCACCGTTCACATGACCATCCAACGGAGGTGGCATCACAACACTACCTACAAATCATCCATATCAGGATCAGGCAACGGACGATTCACAGCCCAACGAAATTCGCGATTCTGTCGACCAATCTCGCGAAACCTATCTCTCACACGCTGCTTTACATCAACAGATGTATAGCTCGTATCAAAAGGCCTACCTACTCTAGCACCTACATAATACGTTCAAAAGCCGAAGGATTCCGGAAATTAGTGACACCTGGGATACCCATAGTACGATGAGCTGCATACGTGGTAGCAGCATATCCCGCATACTGAGCAGCAGGAATAACGAAATTATTAAACAAATTTCGACCAGCACGAGACGCACCTGCATTAAGAGCTTCACCAACTTGACTCATGTAACTACTATGATCAGCGTCAGTGAAAGCTCCTGGAATCTGTCCAGCCATACGGCTGACAGTTTGCAGGGTCTCAACGTTGAAAGCAGCAGCTGGGCTGCCGTTATCAACAGAGACAGCCAAAGGAATAGCTTCAATATGAAGCACGTTCTCAACACTAAGAACTGTAGTTGCAGCAGGAGCACCTTCTACAACCACAAGGATAGTGCCAAAGCCAGAACTATGCAACTGAGTATCACTAGCATTATCTATCGCGTCTGTGTTGATATCAACATAACGCTGGCTAGTACAATCCAAGAACTTATTCACAACAGTCAACGGCTGTTGCGTCAACTGTGCGAGAGGATACTTGCGATAAAACATCGCGTTAGAAAGCTCCGAAATGCTAGTTGGCAAATTCCACGTAGTTTTGCCAAAACAACTGGTTGCCAAGATAGCAACATGAACATTCCCAGTAACTGCTGTGGGAGCACCAGGACACGTGATACGCACTCCGTGCGCACACGTACGATGCAAACCGTACGAAGCAGCTAAAGCAGTCTGGCGACTGCTATTCGCCGCACCACCATACGCAGCTGACCACGTCCAGGTGGAAGTAGTCGCAGCTGTATGAGACACCAGATAATTACAAGGATGGGCATTAAATGCTCGCGCAACAAGCCCATTCGCATCCGTTTGAATGCCAGCAGTGCTGTCATCCACACGAAGAGACGTCGACGGATACGTGTTCGAATCAGGGATTTTCACACCATCCGCAGCAGTAGAAAACGGGTCAATCTGGGCCGCAACAAATCGCGGCACAGCCGTCGGATACATCCGACGAACCCGACGAGTCGATCGTCGAACAGGACGACGATAAGAACGACGTCTACGATACCTACGGTAAGTAGGACGCCGACGCCGATAAGATCGACGATAACCCGAAGGAGCGGAAGCAGGAGCAGAATTATCGACGACTAACGTCATCACAATTCTCTTCAACCCTCAACCTAGTTGAGTCTTGTGACCCAGAGAGAAACTTGAAGAATGAGATTCAACTTGAACTTCAAGTTGAAGTACAGAACTGCAACACAGTTCTAGCCAATCAGAGGCGGGCACCGCAACAGACGCAGCTGCTTGCGGACGGGCACCCATACTTTAATCAAGTCTTTAAGGTGCCCGGGCCGCGCCAGGGGGTAATACTACGAAGGTGCCCGCTTCGCGCGCCCCTTCGGCCCCCTGGCTTAAGCCGAGCAAGCTCATTCATCAATCTGCCATGCCAACTCCAAGCGCCAACAAAAGTCGCGGTTGGTGCTTCACCATCAACAACTACACGGACCTCGAATACAATCGTCTACAATATGTGGCATGCCAATATATTGTTTACGGACGAGAAGTCGGTGAAAGCGGAACACCACACCTCCAAGGATACATTCACTTCAAAGAGAAAGTTACCATGGGCAAGATCAAGTCGCTCATCGGAACTCGAGCTCATGTGGAGAAGCGGTTTGGCAGCCTTGAACAAGCAATCAATTACTGCAAGAAAGACGGAAACTGGACACAAAGAGGCAACATCACAATCCGCTCCAAGCCGGAGAACAAGCACCACGACCTCATCCAACTCGCTGAACAAGGACACCTCGAGACGATCAAAGAAGAGTATCCACTCCATTACTTCTTGCATTACGACAAGATCCTACGACTCATCGAACGCGACATCAAACCACTCGATGGCGAACTCGAACATGAGTGGTGGTATGGACCAACCGGAACCGGTAAATCCATGAAAGCGTGGAAAGAATATCCAGATCACTACCCAAAACCTCTCAACAAGTGGTGGGATGGATACAACTTCCAAGAAGTTGTTGTCATCGAAGAATGGTCGCCGAAAAACGAGTGTTCGGCCTCCAATCTAAAGATTTGGGCTGACCGTTATCCATTCACTGGAGAAGTAAAGGGGTCTTCTATTCAAAAGATCCGCCCGAAGAAAATCATTGTAACCAGCAACTACACCATCAAGGAATGCTTCCCAAACGAACAAGACTGGGAACCACTCATGCGACGCTTCAAGATGGTTCATTTCCCATTCACCTCTCAGGTTGCACGAGACGAGCCAACGGAACCAGAAATCCAACCACCTCCAGCCTTTCACCCAGATTTCGACCTCCTCGAGAACCTCGACATCAATCAAGCGGACTTCGAAGCCCTTCTCGAGACAATGTAGTCTTGCCTGCTAAGAACCGCAGACGCCTTCTATTAAGGTTGTCATTTATATAATTTTCTTTTGTATAATCAAAGCCGAGGGTGGACAGCGGGGCCCCCACCCCGCTGTGGAGTGAATGACTGATAAACGACCGCTTCGCTCGACCGATAAGATATTAAGTATGCCGCGACCCGCTTCGCGGGTACCCCGCTGTCATACTTAATACTTATCTGCGTCGTTTACAGTCATAATTTTTAATAAAGTCAAGCAGGGGGTATTAAGATCACAGGGTTTAAACCCTAAGGGTTTTATGAAACCCTAACCCTAATTTATACGTTTATACGTTAACAAACGTATATGATTTATATGTTGAAGTTTCAACATATATAAAGTATATACCGTAATTTAACCGGTATACCGCGAAGAAATATACGGGATTGCAGGTCTTCTAGAATATTCGGTAATATATTCTGCGCCACTGCAATTTACTCTCACTTCTCAATTTGCCAGCAAGCACACAAGCACCATGACGACCTCCAACAACAAGCGCACTCACGACAAACTCGACCACAAGGATATTGTCATCTCCAACGTCGAGTTCTGCATGCTTCAATTCTACAAGATGAACTTTGAAGCAGCGCAATCACGCATTGGTCTTCTCGAGCGCCAACTCAAGAAAGCCAAACGCGAGGCTCAACATCAACAAGCACAAGTGCATCAACTCACGCAAGTCAACCGTGCACTGCAGTTTGACTTCGACACTCAACAGATCCAACTCGGCGGAGAAATGCTCCACAGTCAGACTCTGCTCAATCAACGCGACGTCTTCGAAAGCCGTCTTCACTCTGAAGAGGAAGCACACACGGGAACGATGA